AGTCGTACATGACTCGATATAAGCAAACTCTGATTCATAAATCATAATCGAAAGATAGTTATTTTTTGAATTTTGTGGATAACTTACTCAATTGGTATTTCAAAACTGCCCATAAATAGTCTGAAAACCTCCAAATAAGAATCAAAAAAGCCTTTAATATTCTCATGGGGTTGTTATTTCATTAATCTTAGCAGGATCAATATTTACCGAAACTGGTACCATCGCATACACTCCTCCGGCCACTGTGATTGCAGCCTGTGCCTTTACCAACTCAGCATTAATCAATAGAACTAAATTATCCAAACCTATTTTTGTTTGCTCAAAAGCTACTAAGTGCCTCCCCGTGCCACCTAACTCTAACTTCCCATCATTAGTAAGCCAAACATAAAACTGCAATTCTCCATCTGAATCTGTTGAGAAAAGCCGGCTTTCTCCAACCTTTGCCACTCTATTTTTGTTCACGTACCCAATCACAACCGGATTCCCGCGAACTTCGGTGTCTGAATAAATAGCAACCATTCCTTTGATCGGATTAGAATCTAATCCATAAGGACTTGCCTCAATTACATTCCGGTGATCACTCTTGCCGCTCTTAGTTAATTTAACTACAAGGTTTCCAAGATTGTTTAGTGTGCTCGATATGACTTTGGTTAAACTAAGCATTGGGGTAGTGTAGGTTTATTCCAGCAAATATGTACTTCGGATTTTCAAAGGTATAAACTTCCGGCAACACACATTTTAATTTAGCCGTCTTTTGTTTCGCATCTACTTTCAACTGAACTTCTTCAATGAAGAATTCTGTTTTATTAAATAGATATATCCAAGGATTAATAATCGTAATAGTTTTACCTGGCCTCACAATTTTTCCAGCCAATACCCAACGATCCAAGTCAAGATTCAATTGTAGGTTTCTCAACTCTTTTGCTCTGGATGTCCTTGCAACCTGATCCGTGTTGTTGCTGTCACCCGATGTTTGTCTAATTACATGTGGCCTGAATACAATGGGACAATATGGATTTCTTAGTGGGGCACTTTGAGAAGCATTTAATCCTTCAATGCTTGCCTGAGCTATAGCCCATATATGTGAGTGAACTCCTTGGCCATTGAAAGTCAACTTAGCATTAGTAATGGGTAATGCTCTCTCAAAATTATAAATAGGCCTTGTGTTTACTGCCCTCGTAAAAACTATTCTACCATACTGATCATTGGTGATGATAATGTTCTTCTGTATAGCCAACTCGCTCAAGTAAGACTTTATAGTTTGCATGTTGTCGGCCTCAGTTTTTACATAAGGACTATTCATATCAACTAATACCTGTGGGTCAATAACAATTTTTAATCCAAATGATTTTACACTTTTATCAGCTATCTGCTTTAAAGAAAGACCTTCTGTTTGTATCGGATAATCAGTATCTGTAACGGGCATCTGACAATCTTCCAACACGCCAGGCAATGAGTATCCGCTAATCACAACCATTGTCTGAACGTTATCATCTTCAAACTCTATGGAAAGAATTACTCCGGTTATGATTACTTCTCCATTATCCTCAATTGTGCATAGGTGATAGTGACCTACACAACTAAATTCTTTGTGCTCAAAATTATTAGGATCGTATAGGTATCGAAGTGTAAATGTATCGGCTACAGAATCATACTTTAAATCAATAGTTACATCATTGAAGAAGTCAATTTTTCTATTCTTAAACCTGTCGTTTATTTTAAGTGTTATCATTACACGAACCAGATTACCTGTCTATTCTTTGGCACAATCAACAACTCATTAAATCCAAATGAATTATCTGTAATAAATTTATCAATACTAGCATCATCCGGGGTCAATCCATAATACAAATGTGCCAACAATATCACATTTGAATCTTCTCCTAAAATCTCAGAACGTTGTTGTTTAGCTTCTACTGAAATGTTAAACAAGTTTGAAACAGTATAACTCACCAATGAAGATAAAGCAAGTAATGAATCTGCGTTCGGCAAATAACTATCATCTTCCCCACCATTGTCAGTCTGAATACTATCCAAATCTTCAAGGTATTGATCATAAGAATCCGTAATTATATCTATCGCATTCATCACATCAACACGGTTCTCGTAATCAGGATTAGTTGCCGATGCTTGAGCCAATGTTAAAACTAATATGCCAACATTGTTCTCGTAAATCTGCTTACCGGAAACTGTACTGATCCCATTAAGCGTTGTTCTTAATAAATTAAATTGTCCTACAATTGTTAATAATCTATTTTTTACCGTGTCAATAAAAAGTGATGGCGCATTAATCATTGCTTGAAGTGTGCGAATTGCTTCCAAAGGCTCTGCTGTAGCATTCAGTATTTTAGTAGCCGCTTCATTGTATAGGTTGAAGTAGGTTTCTAAATCATCAGTGTTAAGAATTGATTTCTTACCCTGCAAATAAACCGAATCATTATTTTGCCCCAGTCTCCTGATTGCAGTGGTGTCAATTTTTGTGCTCACCGAAAATGTTAATGCCTGGGTATCAAAAGAACTATCTCTTAACTTTATGATCTGATCAATCGGGTTAATAGTTATCTTAGGTTTGTCCTCAGTAATAGTTTCAACTATGGTTCCCGTAATCTTTGTTACGTTGTAAGATGAGTTATCAAAACTTAGTGAAATAGGCTGAACAATCAAAGTCCCGTAGAATGGGTGTATCAATGTCCACGCTCTAGGATCATCGGCAGCTTGCTCAAAATTAAAGGCTACATCTAAATGATCATCTCCCTGAAAGTAAATCTCTAACGTGTATTTCCGTCCTTTTGGTAATCCTCGCTTTACAAGTGTTCCCGATACGTTAGGAAATTCAAACTGAGCAACATTGTACTCTTTGTCCTTGGTAGCATTAAGCCAGTTAGGAAAGAATGGTGATCCTTCTCCGGTTACAATTTTAAGGTCTGTCTTTATCTGGTCAAGCCAACTCATTCCCAAATGTAGTTACTTCACCAAAAGTCTCCTAATCTGCCTACGAGCTTCCAATTTATACATACTCATCATTTTAGATGCTGATCGCTTTGTGGCCTCCAACATAAAGCCTTGAGCCTCTATGCCTACAGAACGGCCTTCCTCAAAGGAATAGAGTGGTGTTTTGCCAATTATTGTCTTATTACCACTCTTAATAATCTTGTTTATGCGGTAAAGTATTTGTGAACCCATACCTCCAACAACATACCCTCCACGGCCAGCTATTTGAGCTGCAACCGTAAACTTGGCAGCATCGCTCCCTTGGGTTCCTTTTGCCATGTGAACAATGTTCTTGATTTTGGCTAATCGATTACCCGGCCTTACCGCTGTAGCATTGCCTCCCTTTCTTGCTCCATCCAAAGGCACAAATGTTCTGTGGCTTATGTCTCCTCCAAACTCCTGCTCTTCTAATTCAGTTACCGCGTAATGGTTGTGGCTAAGGTTCGATGAAATAAATCCTACAATAGACTGCATACGGGATACATCATATCCGGTTGCCATCTTAACTCTGCTATTGGCCTTAAAAAAATTTGGCTTTCTTTTCTTGAAGTGCTTCTCTGCCGAAGCTGGCATACTTGATTGCTTGGTGTAAAATGCTGCTCTGTTCAATGTTCCTCTTACCGCTAAAGGAAGAGCCGAACGGTGCATCTTCTCTAACCGATTAGTAAATCGAATTACTTCTTTAGAGTTGATGTTTATGTAGTGGCTCATTTACCAAAAAGGCTCTATGCTTTCATTAAAAAGTTCTCTAAAATAATATTCTTTTCTATACATTGTTGTATCATGATGGCTCCAACCACCGTAAGAAGGACTTGAATAATTACCCATAATAGATTTATACATTCCATTTCTCATTCTTCCAAAATCATGTTGCCTTCTTAACAAAGCATGACCCATCTCATGAGCAATAGTTTCTTCTGGAAAGTTTTTCCATACAATACTTGATGTGTCAATTGTAATCGTGTGATTATTCGGATTGTAGTGCGCCCCACTTAATGAGTGTCCCACATTAATTTTTAAGTTTTTTAATTTAATCGTATGGCCAATCGACTCTGAGTATGAAATGAATGAATATGCCTCATGTGAAATAGCGATGTTAAAATTTTCATCCTCCTCACAAGAAGTAAACAATAATATAAAACAAAAAACTATCAGTATCTTACTCATAAGTAAAATTCTAAACCATCAAAATATACCAAAAAATCACCACTTCCTGATAAATCCGATCCGCTTCGACTGTCTTCTCTTAATATAACTGTTCCATCTGTATCTATTTCAACAACCCCCGATTTGTATCGCTGTGCGCTAGTTCCAAGGATTGGCACACTAAGACATCTTATTGTTGGTGGTCTGTAATTAATAGGTAGCGTAAACACAATTACATTGTGTTCAAAAAACCCTGTTTGAACCCTCGTAATGGCTCCTCTAAATGATACCTTTCTAATATTTTTCTTAAATTGTATATTAGAATTAGTCCATGAGTTAGCAAATGTTAATTCAGATGCCGGTCGCCAAGATGGATTATCAACCATTATATCTAAAGCCTCAAACAACTGAAACCCTGAATAAGCATTATCAGGTAATCCATTAGGAGTTACGTCAGCCTCGTCCATCAACTTCTCAAAAAATTGATGTAAGTCTCCATGAGTTAATGTGTTCAATGGGGTTCCATTGTTACTACCATCATCATCCTTGGTTCTACCGTAAGGATAATCTGAATCAGGAGTAACTACATTTGGTTTGTCTACTAATGGTATCATATAAAATTAATTAAACATACGAAACAAGAAGGTAAGCTACTGTTTGAACTGGTTTTATTTTTAAAATAAGTTCTCTAAATTCTATCTCTCTTGTTGCATCAACATTTGCAAATGTTCCAATTGGTGTTCCTCCAATAAAAAATGTGCTTCTTAAATTCGATCCAACATTGAAAAGCAAATCCTCCTCATTAAAAATCGAATTTACAACAATCTTCCCAAAGTTCCCAAAGTATGATCCGTAGCTACCATTTCCATATTTAATATTTCCATATTGAACATAAATTCCTCCAATTCCTCCAATTCCACCTGATACATCTAATGGTCCACGGGTCATTAATCCTCCCATACTATCATCAAATCTATTCTCGTAAACATACACATCAAATCCTGCCGCTCTCAACTCGCGCTCCAAAT